AAGATGTTAGTTGAACCTGGTTCAATGTGGTAGTAGTTCTCTTGTGTGATACCTAAAACTAACGCTCTGTAGTTAGCAGGTGACAAGATTAAGATTAAGTCATCTTGAGTGTAAGACTTATCTGGTAAAGCTGCATACATTGCTTGAGCCGCATCAACAGCAGTAATTGGTGTCCATGCAACAGCTGTAGCACCTGATACAGTTCCGTTAGCAACTGTCAAGATGTCAGTTAAACCACTGTAAGAACCATCACCATTCATGATGTAGTTTTCGTTGTAGTTATTCAACTTCTTAACAAAGTGGTCAGCCAACAATTCCTCAAAAGGAATAGAAGTACCACCGTTGTATGCACCTGCCGCCAACTGCTGAGAGAAGAATGTGTCTCTCAAAGTCTGAACACACTGAACAACATTTACCTTGTTATTTTTTAATGTCATCGGAACAACTGAAATAGTTGTATCACCTGACGCAGTCCATCCACAATTTGCTCCATCCTGAACATTAAAGTCAGTATCTAACAAAGGGATATCAACTGTGTTTCCTTGAAGTCCAACACGGACATTCATAAATTGAGCTAAGTTGGTTTCTAAGATAGACTTTGAAATAAGTCCAAACGACTCCTGGTCTATATAACCTGCTATAGCTGTAACATCAAATCCTGTAGCCATAATTTTTTATTTTTGATTTAATTTATTTTTTAAAAGATTGCTTTCTCATTTCAAGTATGGTTTGCATTCTTGCATCGTGAATATTTCTCTCGGCGGTGTTTAACGCTCCGATATTATTTCTAATCTTGTCAGTTGCAGGACCATCTCTGAATTCGTGAAATTCTCCTTTAATAGAGTTTATTTGTTTTTGTAAATCTTCAAGTTTTGGAGAGAGTGCCCCTACAATCTGATTTACGAGGTCATCACCGAATTGTTCTTTTTCTTCAACGACAACTTCCTCTTCTGCTGGTTCTTCTATACTTACAATGATACCTTGAGCGTCAACACCTACGATAATTCCTTCAGTTGTTTCGTGTAACCCCTCAGGAGCGGGAATATCCCCCTCCTCTGTTACAACAAATAATTGTTTTCCAACTTCAAATTCACCTTCAGTCTTAACTACAGTACCATCTACAAGTGTAGCTTCAGCAAGTTTAACTTCTTCAGCAGTTTCTGTTTCAGTTTCAAGTGATACTTCCTCATTCGTATCCTCTACTCCTAACATAACTCTGATTTTGTAAAGTGCTTCTTGTGCAGTCATATTAATTGATTTATATTGTTTATTTGATTTAAAATATAAAAACCTTATTTTTCGTCAGATTTTTTTATTTCATGGTATATTCTTATTACCGTATAAATAATTGATGCGGATAAGAGTATTATTTTTAACATTGCTTCAATATCCATAAATGATACTGTGATTGCCCCCGCATTTAATAATATTACTTTGTCTTGTATCAATTCTCTTATCATTTTTTAACTTTTTTTAATATATCTTTTATATCATTTAAAGTTTGTTCAGGGTCAATAGGCTTCATTCTTTGGATAAAGCCACCAGCCAAGCTAAACCCTTTAAGTTCTCCGGACTTGATGAGTTCCCAAGTCTTATCATCGTTGATTTTATAAGAAACATACCATGTTCCTTCCGGTAACGCAAATCCATATTTGTATGATTTATCATGTTTTATACTTTCACTTATCCAACTTTCAATAAGAGTATTGTTATTGGTTATATTTTCATCGTGGTTTATGTCAGTATTGTTGTGGTTATTCTTTCTAAAGAACTTTTCTGCCATCTTTCTAATGGTCTTCTTTGAAAAATAAATGTAGAAAGGTTCCCCGTTCTCATCTCTTCTCAATATCATCTTATTTGGTATCATAACAGGTCCCATCACAATCCTCTTTTCTTCATCAATATTAAATGAGAAATTCCTTTTCTTTAAGAATGCATTGTTTGGTGTGTGACCTTGAGGTGATGGTTGTCTTTGGTTATTTGACTTCATTGCCTTCTCTTCCTTAGTGTTATCTGCTCTGTTTGATGCAATGATTACCTTATTACCTGTATCTCCTTTAAATACCTCCAATTTAGTCCAGTAGTGAACACAGTTAGGTCCTCCTTTCCATTCTAACTTTGAATATGATGAATTACCTCTAGGTCCGAAGTCTCTGTTTAATGAACTCATCTTATTCACCTCATCGGTTGTGAATATCTTACCTCTATCAGCAAGTCTTAACATCGCCTTACAAAAATCCCTTTGTGCTTTAGGACCTGAATATCTCCAATATACCTCAGGCGGTTCTTCTTTCTTAATTGATAATCTTTTCAATATATCCAATGACCTGATTGCTGTAATGACATCACCAATCCCTGCAAACTTGTTTAAGGTCATATCTATGTACAAATCATCCTTCCCTATGTAATAACCATTGTTATCGTCTTCTGCATACATTAAAATCTCTTTTTGTTCCTCTTCTGTGTAGTAGTCTTTCTTACAATCATCACCACAAGATAATTCTTCTGTTCCTTCCCAATATGAATAACATACAGCTAATCTCTGTTCTTCATCAGGAAATTCTGTATCCAATTTACTCATACATCTACCAATAAAGTCTTGTTCTGTTTCACCTGCGGTTGGTTCAACAAACTTTTCTTCGTTAAAGTATAAAAAGTCTGCTTGTATTGCTGGTCTATCTACGATACTAACTATTTCTACACCAGTATCTTCAAACAATTCATCATCCAATTGTTCGTCATCAATATCAAGTTCTACAATTCTATCTATTTTTTCGTCCATCATAATCTTGAAAGGTTTTCTATTTGTTGATTTGCTTGTTGTGCTGATGTAACATCACTAGCTATTACATATGCTTGTATTGGTTGAGGTTGTTCAAACTGTCTTCCTGTAATATCTATATCTTCACCTGCTGAACCTGGTGCTGTTGGTAATGTAAATTGTGGTGTTGCTCCTGCTGATATTGTTGGTGGTGCAACCGATGGTCCACCCTTAAGTGTGGGTACTGATAATATCTTTCTTACATTCAATAAACCTGATGCAATTGCAACACCTGCGGCTATTTGTGGGAATGGTGGAGGTGCTGGTGTATTAGCTAATGCGTTTGTTGCCGCTTGATATGTGTTGATTGTTGCCGCTGCGACTGCTGCCGCTTTACCTACCGCTGATTGTTCACCCGCTATCTGTGTAATCGCATCAAAGGCTGAAGTTGCAACCCCTAACTTAGATGCTAACTCAGCTTCATCTATTGCTTTCTTTTTATCGGCTTCAGCTTTTGCTTCATCAACTCTTTTCTGCGCATATTCCTCTTCAATTTGAGTTTTTTGTTTTTCAAATTCTTCTTTGAGTGCTGCCTTTTCCTCATCAGTTGCTCTTAACAATTCAAGTTCAGCAAGTGCTGCCTCCTCAGCCAATTCTAATGCTCTAAGTGCTGCCTGTTCTTCATCTTGAATATTTGCGGTTCTCATATCTTCTATCATACCGTTAATACTCATTTTTCTATCCAACTCTTCCTGGTCTAACTCTCTTCTTAACTGTGCTGACTCCAATTCAATAATAGATACCTCCTGTTCCCTTGCAATTCGTTCTGCTTGTACTGTTGCTAGTTCCGCCTCTAACTCCCGTCTATCCTCATCATTTTTGGTTAGAGCTAACTTCTGTCTTATTAAGTTTTCATTCTGTTGTGCTTCCAACAATGCGTTTTTAGCTAATTGTTCGTTAGCCTCAATAACTCTATCTAATGCCTCTTTTCTTTCATCATATCCCCTTGTAGTGTCTTCACTAATCTTTTTCTGTTCTTCTAAGTCTTTGGTAATTTGTGCATTCTGAACCAATAATCTATTCTGTAATTCAGCAAATTTGTTATTTGCATCAACCAAATTATTAGTAGTTTGAATTGCAACATTGACTTCATTAACAACCGCTGTAACCGCATCTACTGCTGTGTTGAATGCTGCTACTGCTTTATCTGAAAAGTCCTCTACCCCTAATGTAACCTTAGCTACCGCATCAGTTGCTATCTTTCCTGCTTCACTAAAGTTACCCTTGAATAATTCACCTATTGCACTACCTAAAGCAGGTATCAATTCTAAGATACCTTCAAACCTATTTACGATATTATCTATAATCGCTTTACCAAAATTCTTAAGACTTTCTAAGGGGTTCTCAAAGAGGTTTGATAATGGTTCACCTAATGATATTACTAAGTTATATATCTTCTCAAATACCACCCCTACTGCAGCTGTGGCACCTTGTAATATCTTTGCTCCCGTATCAGTCTTCTTAAACCATTCTACAAGTTGAGCAAATGCTGTTAATAATAGTCCGATACCTGTTGCCGCAATTGCACCTTTTAGTGCTCCAAATGCTGACTTACCTTTCTTACCAAATTCAGTTAAAAACCCCCCACCTTTCTTTGTGGATTTTCCTGTGTCTTCCACAGCATCACTAACCTCTTTCTGTTCTTTAGCAACATCTTTTAATGCGTCTGACAACTCATTTAGGTCTGTGATGTAACCATCAACCCCTTCAACCTTAAAAAATATTTCAACTTCTTGTTGTGCCATGCTCTTAAATATAAAATTTATCTATCTAGTAATTTGATGAGGTCAACTTTTACTGAAGCTTTCTCTCCTAACGGAACATCATATATTTTTTCAACATAATAGTATGTGTCTTTCACAAATATTACATCATCAAAACTGAAGTCAATTAAGTCCTGTGAGTTCAATACAAAGTATGCTGTTACCCTTCTAGCCCATTTGTCATATAATGATTGGATATATTGTGACCAATATACATCATATACTGAATTACCAATATTTTTATTTTGAAGACCAAATTTAATATAACCCTCTTCTCTTTGCCAGTTTAAATCAATACTTGATGAAATAAGAGGAAAATCAGAATATGGACTAACCATTGGATAATTTGTAAATCCTGTTGCAACCCCTAAATCATCTTCCATATACCATGTATCTTCTCTTGCAACAACAGTACCAGTTGATTTTATACCATTATAAAATACCAATCTTTTATTTGATACAACAGGTTCGTGTAATACAGCACTAGGTTCTGACTCGTGAACATGATTATGACCAATAATTGTATTATCCATACCATTGTTAGCTTGCTCAGCCCCCTCAATTTGCATTACAGGAAAGGGTATTATATTCGTTTCAATACTTCTTTCACCATTCAATAATTCATTATTACTGAATACTCTTAATGTTCCAAATGGTTCATCATATTGATTTTGATATAACTCATTCAAATCATCACCCCCCTCACTATCCTTATATTCAATAACAGAACTTTGTGTATAAAATAGGGGACTGATTTTAAAGTCTTTTGAGACATCCAATTTATCTGTCCAATCAAACTCATCACCTGTAGCAATATAATTCGTCCATGGTTCTATAATAAAGTTAGATGAGTTATTTTTGTCAGGTGCAATAACCAATCTGAATTTGGTAATGATATCTTTTATAAAATCTATTTTTTTATAATCATTTGATAATAATGGTGCAATTGATATCTGACCTGGTGCATCAAGTATTTCTAATGATGCGGAAAAGTCCAAATCAATTGTTGTACTAAAATTTAAATATATTTGGTCTCCTGCTGTTAAAGTAGTTGTAAATTCTTCAGAGAAATTAAAACTAATATCATTATCTGGTCCATAGGGGGCAACTGTATCTGTTACACTATCTAATAATGTAGAACCAGCCGCAAATTTCCATAATCTAAAAACACAAGTTCTTGATGAGGTTGAAGTACCTTGAGCATATAATGAATATCTAAATGTATAACTTCCTGTTTGAGGGACAACATATCTACCACTTGAGAAATTACTACCAGGGTCTAATATAATTTCATCCAATACAACTTCATATGGATTTTGATTAAATGTGCTACTATTCTCTTCAGCTAAACCTGTATTTTGTAGTGCAGCATTTAATATATTAGCTTCATTACCAAACGCTGATAGATATATCTGATTAAATGTTTCACCTGTATTAATAAAATTGGAAGTATATGTAAAACCAGCTTCATCAAAAATTGCATCCCATACAGCCTTAGCTCTAATCATGGGTTTGAACCTTTCTCTGTCTAACTTATATGAACTATTGGTAAATGGTTTAGAGTGTGCTATACTACTATGTCTTATCTCACCCTCATTTGGAACAATACCTACATAAGTGTTGCCGTGGTCAATAAGGGGATATATTACATCACCATTCAATAATCCATCTGTACTTCCACCTTCAGGAAATGCTTGCCAACTATCAACAATATTCTGTGATGTTAAATCATGGTCTAATGCAGATAAATTCAATTCATTTAATGTCCCCTCACCAATGGAAGTAGCCAATGAACGGGTTGAACCAAAGAATATAACCTCATAGTCAATCTTTTCGTTTTCTCTTGTAATATAGATGTTATTTAGTCTGAGTTCCCCCTGTCTAAATAAGACACCATCAATCATAAGTTGAGCAGGTATCTTAACTGTTACATCAAAGTCTTCACCAGTTATTTCAAAAGCTGTTTCAAAAAACTGAGCATTATTAGGGGTTGCAGGTATTCTGAATGTTTGGCTAAACTCAGAACGAGCAGATGTATCAGTTATATCCTCAATTGCAAAGTTTAACTTTGGTGGGTCAAACTCATATAGGTCTAAGTATATATCACCAACTCTTATTTGTACCATTATCCTCTCTGTGAATTTAATTTATGAGCTATTCTAAATGTAACAGTATTTTGGAATAACTTATCTTTTCTGTATGTTCTTTCTGTCCATTGACTATCCTCCAATACCACAGGATAAAAATTAGTATCACCCTCAAATCTAACTTTAACATCAGGACTCAAATAAAGGTTTTTAAGGAACTCTGCATCATTATCTGATAGGTAATTTGTATTAATCGTATATCGTTCCTGTAAGGACTGTGAAAAGACCTTTTCCCCCCTATCATAAGTGTTAACATCATAGTCAGCAGATGACCATGTTCCATCAAGTTGTTCATAGGTATTTCTTTGAACTGATATATTGTAATCTTTTCTCTTTCTAAAGGTATAGTAATCTCTAAAACCCAATGAGTTTAACCAACTAACATCAACATACTCAAAGTCATTACATTCCCCTTCGTCAACATCAAATCTATATACATAACTTATAGGTGTATCCCAATATGTGTTAGGGTCACTACCACAAGATTTAACCACAGATGCAATAAACCAATGTGTAGCATTTGAAGTATTACCTGTTCCCAAATTATGTCCCGCTTCAACGGTTATTACATCATAGGGGTACTCATCAAATCGTGTTCCTCCAACAACTGTATTAGGACCCCCTCCGTTTGATTGTATATTATCTATAAAGAAGTCATCCAATTCTGTTGAACCACTCATAATGGTTACTCTAAATGCTCCAATGGTTTTTCTTTCATCAGGTATTGTACCACTAGCAGTCTTAAGATGACGATTAACAAAACTAAGTGTTCTTTTTGCTTGATTATCAGCAGGTATTTTTTGTGTTATTACACTTTCACCTACAACCCATGCGGGAATATCAGAACTTACACCACTTCTATTTTTATAATCACTTAATGCAAATACTCTATTTCTACTAACAGGACAACCAAAGAAGTCCAATATCCTTGATATATATTGGGTATTATCGTCCCAATTTAAATCATAATAATCCTTTCTACCCCCTATAACACAATATGAACCCGTAGAACCTGTTGCATATTCATCTATTGCAAATGTTCCCCCTATTTCATGTCCTATTTCACCAACAAATCTAAATGTTTCATATCTACCATCAGTTAAATTACTTGTATTCTCAAGATTAGGATTAGGGGTTGTATAATTCTTTAATATATTCTGTAAGTCAAAGTGAGCTGTCCCTGATGGGTTCTCAAACTGTCTTAGAGTTGCAACTGTTGTACCAGTGGTTGAACCTGATAAGATATTCAAACCAAATTTAACCTGGTCTGTTGCGCTTCCCGTATCTTCAAGGGTAAATATATTTTTACCAAATGATAAGTTAAAATCACTTGGCGTATTTCTTAGACTTGCGTTTGGAGTTGGTCCTGCCATTACTGATATGGTTTTTCTAAAATGTTTATTATTGTGTCTGTAATATCTTCAGGGTAGAACCTTCTTGCATTGATGCCAGCAACATATTTGGAGTTTGACCTTGAACCAAACTTATATCCCACTGGTTCACCAAATGCTTCAGCGACATCAGGAGTTAATCCGAATGCCCCTTTCCTCTTTCTACCATCAACACCAAAAGAAAGGAAATACCCATAGAATAACATAGATATTTTAAGACTAGTACCATCAACACCCACACTCATTGACTGTCTTAGATTACCTGTTCTATTCTTAAATTCACCTGCTTGTAACTGACCTTGAAGTTTTGTTGCAAGTTCTACTAACTCACGGGGTACATCCTTTTCAGCGTACTCTGTGATATCAAGAATATCATTGATTAAATCATCTATGTTATCCGTTACTGGCATTATTCTTCCTCTTTCTTAGATTTCCATGACCAAACAAAACCTACTAGTGTAATGATTGCACCAACCACTTCCATAAGCATAGCTTCGTCAATTATCCCTGATGTAACAAGGTATCCACCAACAAAGGTGAGAATGTGTCTTAATAATCCTGAAATTTTATCACTCATAATTTTTAATATTAATTTTTTCATTTATGTAATTCTTACTTTTAAATCACCTGCGTTATGGTATAAGCCACCTAAAGGAACACCCCCTGCTGCTGCGTTCGCATCACTTGTAAAGTTTAGATTACTATAGTCATTTAACACAACATGCGTAAATGCTTCAAGTGTTTCAACATATGTAGTGTGACTATTAAGTCCTGTTCTTCCACTACAACCAATTAAAACAGTACCACGAGTACCACCTGTTATTTGTGACGACTCAGAACCTATAATGGTTGCAAATTTAGTTACATTACCTGTCTGACCTGCAATATCACAAGTCCAAGAGTTAAAGATACTAGCATTACCACCTTTAAATGCTGCTGTACCACTACCTGCAGTTTGTCTTATATAAGAGTTTGGTGCATTATATAAACCAAATCCTTCGTCCTGTCCGTGACTTTGGTCGTGATATATACCACTATTAAAAGGTGCAATATTAACAGAGTTCCAAGTTAAATTTATATCTCCATTATTACCACCAATAATAGCACTTTGTAAACCTTCATTTAAAGTATTATTTATACCTCCAACTATAACTCCTCTTTGAGAACCATTTTGTAGTTGGTTATTTTGACCCCCTACAACAACTCCGTATCTTGCTGCGTTACTATTACCATTTCCTGCGACAATAGCATTATCAAATCTATTTGTAATACTATTAGTAGAACCTCCAATAACTGCGGCATTATTAACATTAGTAGTTATTTGATTACTACTTCCACCAATAATAGCATTTTCACTTGAACTACTATCTATCGCAGTTGTCGCATAATAATCAGGAACAACATTATTAGTTCCATCGGCTGCGATAAATGGACTACCAAGACCTGATAATAATGTTGATACTTTTATTTTACTTGTCGTTGTCTCCCCACTATCAACTATGGCAAGCAAATCGTTGTCTGTCTTACCAGTCTGTTCGGGGAGTTGAGGGATTGTTTTGTTTGCCATAATCTTAATTTATTATAATTCTGTTATTACAACTGAAAAACCCAAGTTCTCCAATTCTGATTTTATTTTTAAGTTGGTAAAATCTAATACATCAACCCCATCTGTTGCTCTGTCGTAGTCATATCTACCACCAACACCTATTTTTACACTTAAGGGACTTTTACCTGTTGTATAGGAAGGTTCATCAACCCAATATTGAGTTAGAATAACTACTTCATTACTACTATCATTCACTCTGTATTGAGTTCTTCCATAACAACTTGATAATGTTAAACCATTATCTAATTCTATTGTGCCTGTTATTTCTAAAGCCATTTTGTTATTTGTTTAATTTGTTTATTTTAATTTATTGTTTTATAAAGGGAACCAATCTATGAAGTCTCCCCCTTGAGTTATTATTGTATCACCATTCTGTGCTTCAATATGATAAGTTATTGTTGTCGGAGTTGGTGTTGGAGTACTACTTGATGTTAAAGTAGGAGTAGGAGTTGATGTGCTTGTTGAAGATGGTGTATTCGTTGGAGTAGGAGTACTTGTTTGAGTATTAGTCGGGGTTGGAGTAGGCGTACTAGATGAAGTATTGGTTGGAGTTGGAGTCGGTGTCGCAGTTGCTGTTACAGATGTGGTTGGTGTAGGAGTTGGTGTCGGACAAGGACCAAAAGATGAACCAGGAGGGAATGGGAAGTTATCATATAAGTCATCAAAGTCAGGGAATATCTTACCTCCACATTCTATAGTAGGTCTAGCAACTATACCTGACAAGTCAGCTCTATCAGTTGTAATTGTATTACCACAACCTATTGTTCCACCAGTTACTTCCAATATTGTTAAAAGTTGTGTTATTGGGAATGGAGAAGCATTTAATTGCAAATATGCCATTAGATTTCCTGTAGTAGTACCAGTATAGAATGCAGTATTACCTGTACAATTTATAGTATAATTATCAGTAAAGTTTTGTGTTACAGTTCCCAAACCAGCATATTCGTATGTATCATTTCTCCAATCACCACTTGACCATTGGAAAATACAACCTGTTTCATAAGCTGAACAATCTTCAGCAGATGGAGTTGGAGTTGGAGTGCTAGTTGTGGTAGTAGTCGGAGTAGGACTTGAAGTATTCGTAGGTGTTGGAGTAGGAGTACTAGTTAAAGTTGCAGTTGGTGTTTGTGTTGCCGTAGGTGTTGGTGGTGGTACTGGTGCAGATGTTGGTTTAGGTTCAGGGTCAGTACAATCAGTTTTAAAGATATAAACATTACCTGATAAATCTTCTGAGTCATTAAAATCAAATGTTTTAACCCACCCCTCATTTGGTAATATCCATCCATTATCATTTTGTGTTGGTGCATATGATACAGCATTAGAAAGACTATTTAATATTCTACTTTGTTTTGCTCCACATTCAAATGTAGTTCCATCAATAGAATACCATGTATAATATCCACTTTGATTACCAATTGTACTATCAGGGTAACCTGTATCAAAATAAGACATCATTGGATAAACAGGTTCACCGTTAAATAATTTAACCTCATCGGTTATATAATATCCATATCTTGTATCACATATCCATTCAAAGTATGATATATCACTTCCTTGATATTCATCTTCTGTAAATTTCCAATACCCCCATCCACCAAACTTATATGTTGTATTAAATGACGGTGCAAACTTGCTACTGAAGTCTCTTGCAACAAGACAATATGCGGGGTCAGCAATAGGTGTATTACATGCATCCAATTGTGTTGGATATGTAACAGTTATATTACATGAAGCACCAACAACATCATCTTGGAACCTTTCTTTAAAGGGGGTAAAAGTAAAGTTATCATTTATTTGAACTAAGGGGTCAATCAATGTATTATTAACTCTTGCAATTAAATCTCTTAAGTTATCAATACAATCACTTTGATTTCTTATAATACTTTGGTCATCATTATTTGACTGAGTCATACAGATGAGGTTAAAGTTAAATGTGCTTATTCTATCCCCACCAGTAACAGTTATTGGATTAAGGAAGACATAAGGGTAGTATGGTGACTTTTTATCATCAGGGGTCATAATATCTGATATATCCCCATATCCAAATTCATTAATAAAGAAGTGTCCTTGAACCTTTCGTTTAAATATGTCTATGATTTCTTTGTAAGTCATTCTTCTTGATTTCTTCTTTTTGTTTTTCCATTCTGTCTTTGTTCCATGCTAACCAGTTGAAAGCAGACACCAATGATTTATCTGTGACCTCATCTATATATAAAAAATTACCATCTGCTAAAGTTAATATGATATCATACCATATCTTCTTTATGTCTTGTGTTGTTTGTTTGGTTTCCACTTGAACATATCCATCATCTTCTCCACCGAATAGATTTGTATAATTTTTATATAGACTGTTTCTATAATCAATAAAGTTTTGTATTCCTTTCCATACTCCTGATATCATAAAGTCTTCTGTTGGTTTTACCCCCCATAAAGTTTCCACAATACTCTTAATTGATTTATTAAGTCCTTCCGATAAATATATTTCCATATCAATAAATTTACCTAAGGTAATTCCGTTTAAATCAATATATTCACCCCCCATGTAATCTTTCTGTAGGGGTTGATGTTCGGGGTATATCATCACATATATAAATGATACTAATAATTGTATTGTTTTTTCGGGTATGATGTCCACTTCCTCATAAGGTATATCAAAAGATAAAGACACAATCTTTTTGTGGTTGAAAGATAAACCAATATCAAATTTGGTAATCTCTATCCATTTATCAATTGTTAAGTCTTCAGGCAACTTATATTCTTTATCTTTTATTACCAGTGTATACATATCTCTAAATATATTATTTAATCCAATTGTATGAACCCCTATTTCTTTGTGTCTTCCTGGCATAATTGGATAATGCTAGTGATATAACACAGTCATCGTGAAGTCCTGTTGGAGCTCCATATTTTATTGTTCTTGTCTTTGATGAGTATTCATATGTAAACGATTGTAATTCGTTATATAACGGAGCAAATAGAGTTTCTGATGGTATGTATAGGTTGCTCTCATTAAAGTCCAATATAAGACCCTCTATGATTTCCTGTTTGGATTTGTTGTTTGTTACAAAGGGGTCAATGTTATTGTATCTTTTCTTTATCTGTTCATATATAACATCACCAATACTATTAACCTCAATGATGGCTGAAGCTTTATGTTTCTTAAGTAATGTGACTATGTTATTTATTATCTTTGTCCATTCAGTTTGTCTTTCTCTATATATCTCTATTACATCCCCCTTTTCATCCATAAAGGTTGCAACTGTATAATCCTCTTGTCTACCTAAGTCAATACCACAATATATCTTACCCTTTGGTGAGGGGTATTGAACAAATGTTTTGATACCATTGAATACTTCCCCTCCACCCTCTATAAAGTCAGCAAGATATTCCTGTTTAAACACATTCTCAGGTAGTGTCTTTCTACTATCTTCTATCTCCTTAATATCTGCATATGGATTGTCCATTGATGTCCCCTTATAACTCTTATATTCGTTATGACTATCTGATAACCCCATCTGATATAAATTATAAAACCAGTTCTTTCCTTTGGGGGTGGATAGGAACAAACACTTTTTTCCCCTTACCAATAGAGTAGGTTTTATTGCTTCCGTCCACGCTTCCTCTTTGATAAAAGCAGCCTCATCAATAATACAATAATCAATAGTATAACCTCTAATATTATCGTAGCGTTCTGCACTTCTAAATATTATTTCTGACCCGTTCTTTAATGATATTATGTTCTCTGAGTAATTACAACTCTCCACAATACCGGTGTCAACTATTGCTTTGAATATCTCCTTTTGAACTTTTGTCGTTTGACTGTAAACGGGTGAGACCCATAATATGGTTGATAGGGGGTTATTAATTGACCAATCAAGTACTAAGTTCATTGCCAGTAAACTCTTTCCTGATTGACGACCTATTGCAACGATATGATACTTATAAGGACTTCTTATCCCCTGTATTATCTCCTGTTGTTTCTTCGTCGGTATTATCCCTATTAGTTTCTGTTCCAAAATCAAATATTACTTTAGTCAAAGGTTTATCCCCCCCTCCACTGAGTTCTGTTCTTTGTAGTTTTGGAAGTATAAAATCAGAATAAGCTTCAACAATCTTTAACGCTTCTTTTGGATTGTCTGCAGCAACCTGTTGTAACCACTTCTGAATGTCAGGTAATGAACTCTCTATTAGTTCCTTGAATGCTAACCTAATCTCTTCTGTAGTTAAGTTCTTACTGTCCTTTGGTCTACCTTTGGGGTTTCCTGATTGTCCTTTCTTAAACGGCATATTGTTCTGTTGTAGTTATCAATAAATATTATTTTCTAATAAATTGTTAAACCATGCGTCAATATCATAGTATCTACTATTAGTTCCTTTATCAGTAATACCATCGTTTATTTTAGTATCTTCTTTAGAGTTAAACTTACCATATATTTGATTAGGACTTGCTTGTTGCGTCATACCTACTTTACCATTACTTATACTACCATCATTTAACACATCATCACTACATAAAAGATTAGCGGGGAACCTACCTTGTTTATTATACTCCTTGTAATCAGGGTTAGTATAATCCATCGCTTGTGATAATATCCAATCAGTTCCTTCTTTATTTCTTAATCTCGGTCTATCAAAATTGATATTACTATCCGCTTCAACAAATGGTATCCTGCAATCGTCAAACCAACTTATACCTTTAGAATAATTCATTTATCATTTTTTCAAACCATTTATCTATATCGTAATATCTACTATTAGTTCCTTTATCTCCGTAGTGTATTGTTTTTCCTTTTTTAGTAAAAGTCATTTCTTCACCAACAGCAAAATTATTTTTATTGTGATTTATTAGTTTCATACCACTTTTACCATCACCACTTTTGTATATTATACCATCATTTAATACATCATCACTACATAACAGATTGGCGGGGAACCTACCATTAGTATTTTGTTTATACATAAATCCATTATATATTTGTGTATAAAAGTTTCTACCTTCTAAATGCGTTTTATCCATATCATTTGGTATATCCCCTTCATCAACAAATGGTATTCTACAATCGTCAAACCAAGTTATACCCTTAGAATAATTCACCTTGAACCTTTATCTTTAATGTGTTTATGAGTTTCTCTCTACTAACCTCCAATCGTTCCTCTGCGATATTAAAATACTCCTCCTCGTAATCTATACCAATAAAGTTTCTATTCAATAACTTACAAGCCAGTCCTGTTGTCCCACTCCCCATAAAAGGGTCTAATACCCAATCTCCTTCCCTTGTAAATAAGGTGATGAGGTAGGACATTAACTTAATCGGTTTAATGGTGGGGTGGGTGTTTTTACGGGGGTCGTTTCGTCTTTCTCTATTATGTACTTTAATATCTTTTGTAAAACCATAATCTTTTTCTACTGGTTTTTCCTCACCACTTAACCCCATATCTTTTTCTTTTTTAGATGGTTTAGGTGTCTGTATTAACGGATATGTTCGTTGTAT